TTGAAACTGTATACAAAGGAAGAGAGAAAACTACTGAAAGCATTGTTTCGTTCCTTGATAAGGTCTGTAAGGTGGAACTTGAAAAATATATTGAAGGTTGCTACCAAGAACTGGCGGATTATGTGAACGCATATGATCAGAAGATGCAAATGAAGCGAGAAAATATTGCTGATCGTGGAATCTGGACTGCTAAGAAGCGTTATATCCTTAACGTTTGGGACAGTGAAGGTGTTCGTTATGAGGAACCTAAACTGAAGATGATGGGTATTGAAGCAGTCAAATCTTCAACACCCGCTCCTTGTCGAAAGATGATTAAGGATGCTCTTAAGTTAATGATGAGTGGAACTGAAGATGAAGTAATTGAGTTTATTGATAAATGTCGCACAGAATTTAAAAAACTTCCACCAGAACAAATATCATTTCCTCGTTCCGCATCTGATGTTCAAAAGTATTCATCCTCTTCAAACATCTATGCACCCAAAACTCCTATTCAAGTTAGGGGAGCACTTCTATTCAATCATTACATTAAACAAAACAAACTTACTCATAAGTATTCTCTAATTCAAAATGGTGAAAAAGTTAAGTTTGTTTATTTGAAAAAACCCAATTATATTCATGAAAATGTTATCTCCTTCATTCAGGAGTTTCCAAAGGAACTTAATCTTGACAAATACATAGACTATGACCTACAATTTGAGAAAGCATTTCTAGAACCACTCAAGATTATTCTTGATGCAATTGGGTGGAGTGTGGAAAAAACAGTAAACCTTGATTCATTTTTTGCTTAATGGACTTCCTTAAAGATATTGTAAAAGAGATTGGTGATGACTTTACTAAGTTAGCATCGGATATTGATGAGACTGAAACTTATGTTGACACAGGTTCGTACATTTTTAATGCACTGGTCTCAGGTAGTGTATTTGGTGGTGTATCTGGGAATAAGATTACTGCTATTGCTGGAGAGTCTAGTACTGGAAAAACTTTCTTCAGCCTCGCCGTTGTTAAGAATTTTCTTGATACCAATCCCGATGGTTATTGTCTCTATTTTGATACTGAAGCCGCTATCACTAAATCACTTGTAGAATCCCGTGGAATTGATACTTCTCGTCTTGTTGTTGTTAATGTTGTTACAATTGAGGAGTTTCGTACAAAAGCACTCAAAGCGGTAGATCTTTACTTAAAAAAACCTGAAGGTGAACGCAAACCTTGTATGTTTGTGCTAGACTCTTTAGGTATGCTTTCTACTGAAAAAGAAATCAGCGACGCACTGAACGATAAGCAAGTTCGTGATATGACTAAATCACAACTTGTCAAAGGTGCTTTCCGAATGTTAACCCTTAAACTAGGACAAGCGAATGTTCCACTCATTGTCACAAATCATACATACGATGTCATCGGAGCTTACGTACCAACGAAAGAAATGGGCGGAGGTTCTGGACTCAAATACGCAGCAAGTACAATCATTTATCTCAGCAAGAAAAAAGAGAAAGATGGAACAGAAGTGGTCGGAAATATTATCAAGGCTAAGACTGCTAAATCGCGTTTGAGTAAGGAGAACAAAGATGTTGAGATCCGTCTGTATTATGATGAGCGCGGTCTTGATCGTTACTACGGTCTTCTGGAACTTGGTGAGATTGGTGGACTCTGGAAGAATGTAGCAGGACGCTATGAGATTGATGGTAAGAAGATTTATGCTAAACAGATTCTCAAAGAACCTGAAGTATATTTCACTGAAGAAGTGATGCAACAATTAGATGAAATCGCACGTAAGGAATTTAGTTATGGAGAAAGTTGAGTTTCTAATTCTTAGAAACCTGTTACATAATGAAGACTATATTAGAAAAGTAATACCATTTATCAAACCTGAATACTTTGAAGATTATAATCAAAAGATTGTATTTGAAGAAATACTTTCTTTTGTACAAGAGTATAATCAACCAGCAACTAAAGAAGTTCTTTGTATTGAGATTGAAAAGAGATCTGACATCAATGAGCAGTCTTTCAAGGAAATAACTCAAATTATTTCTTGTTTAGATGATGTTCCTGTTGAATCGGGATGGTTAATTGATACTACTGAAAAGTGGTGTCGCGATCGTGCCATTTATCTGGCACTTATGGAGTCTATTCATATTGCTGATGGGAAAGATGAAAAGAAGAATCGTGACAGTATTCCTTCTATTCTCTCTGATGCTCTTGCTGTAAGTTTTGATAATCATGTAGGTCACGATTATCTACAAGATTATGAACAAAGATACGAATCATATCACAAAAAGGAGGATAAAATTGAATTTGATCTCGAATACTTTAACAAAATCACGAAAGGTGGTCTCCCTAACAAAACTCTTAACATCGCTCTTGCTGGTACGGGTGTCGGGAAATCTCTATTCATGTGCCATGTGGCTAGCTCCGTCTTGCTCCAGGGACGGAACGTTCTGTACATTACGCTGGAAATGGCAGAAGAACGCATTGCTGAAAGAATTGATGCAAACCTCTTGAATGTTCCTATTCAAGATATTGTAGACCTTCCCAAGCAAATGTTTGAAAACAAGGTCACTAATCTTGCTAAGAAAACTCAAGGTACTCTGATTATCAAAGAGTATCCAACTGCTTCTGCACACTCTGGACACTTTAAGTCTCTTCTTAATGAACTTGCATTGAAGAAGTCATTTCATCCAGATATTATCTTCATTGATTACTTGAATATCTGTGCATCTTCAAGATACAAAGGAAACAGTAATATCAATTCTTATACCTTTGTAAAGGCAATTGCTGAAGAACTTCGTGGTCTTGCTGTGGAGTTTAATGTTCCAATCGTGAGTGCCACTCAGACCACTCGTTCTGGTTATGGTAGTTCTGATGTTGAACTAACAGATACTTCCGAATCATTTGGTCTTCCTGCAACTGCTGACTTAATGTTTGCATTGATTTCCACCGAAGATTTGGAAGGTCTTGGGCAAATCCTTGTGAAACAACTTAAGAATCGATATAATGATCCAACCATTCATAAGCGTTTCGTGATTGGTATTGATCGTGCAAAAATGCGTCTTTATGACTGCGAACAATCTGCTCAGAATGATATCCTTGACAATGGAAAGGATGAGGAGTATGATTATGAAGAAAAGAAACCAAAGAAAACATTTGAGGGATTTAAGTTTTGAATTATTATTCGGTATTTGACAAGAATGGCAAAAAGATTGCCGATTGTTCAAGTATCCGAGACGCTATTATGTTAGTTGAGTTTGATTTAACAAGAACTTATCGTCAGGTTAAACACATTAATCCTGAGACAATTAATGTCCCCCACGTAAGACTGGATGATGATTTGCAACTTCCAGCACAACAAATTTTACCCCAATCTGAACTAGAACCTTTTATTGTATGACTATTGATCTTAATAAGTATGTTGAGTTTGTTAATATGACAACCTCAAATCCAAGTAAAGACCATACCTCTTTCATCAACAGCCTTATGGAACTACGGGAACAAGAGTTTCCCACTGAACGGATGCTTACTGCTGCTGTAGGAATGTCTGCAGAAGCAGGTGAGTTTACCGAGATTGTAAAGAAGATTGTATTTCAAGGCAAACCAGTAAATCAAGAAAATCTGTTTCACTTGAAGCGTGAACTTGGAGACATCATGTGGTATGTTTCTCAGGCATGTATTGGTCTTGATATTTCTATTGAAGAAGTCATTCAAATGAATTTTGAGAAATTGAATGCTCGTTATCCTGAAGGTGCATTTAGTATTGAACGTTCTGAAAATCGTAAGGAGGGGGATCTGTGAGTAAAGAAAAGCAAGTGACAATTAAAATGGATGCTCGTGCAGCTGCAGCAATTCGTCAAGTTCTATTTGATGCTCAAAAAGGATATACTTATAATGAAGCAAGTGTTCCTCCTCGTGTAGTTGATATTCGTGGAGTCATTGTACAACTTGATGAGAGTATTAGTACTGCTCTTGATGTTTGAATAAATACTTAGAAAAATCTAAGATGTATTTTTCTGAGTGGCGAAGATTGCAAAAAGATTCGGGAATGTTTAACATTTCTGGATCTTTTGTTGCAGAAGGAATATCAAGACAACACTTTGAAAAGATTGTTCATAACTTTCTTCCTTTTGTAAAAAGAGAACTTAATATTAAAGAACTTCCTAAGATTCACTTTATTGATAATCCAAGGTTTGCAAAGAGAATCGCAGCATTTGGTCAGATTAAAGATAATCGTATCGTCATTGATATCCAAGGAAGACAGACAATGGATATCTTGAGAACTGTTGCTCACGAACTCACTCATTATCACCAGCATACAAAAGGTAGAAATGGCACAGGTCATGCTGGATCACCTACAGAAAATGAAGCAAATAAACTTGCAGGAACAATCGTAAGAAAATTTGGTGAAAAACATTCTGGTTTATTTGAACTTCCTTCCGTAAATGAAGCAAAGAAGAGGAAGAGAAGAAATATGATTGATATTGATAGTGAGCATTATCCAATCGAACTATCCTAAACAATAAATAAATCAGAAGATTTAATAAAGTTCTAATGGATACCAAAGATTTAAAGGGATTGATGGAAGCATATTCTGAAGTTTATGCTCTAGAGCAACTTGAAGAAATGGAAGTGAAACTTAAAACTCCCGAAGAGAGAGCAAAGTATATAGAAGATGCTAAAAAAAGAGAAGAAAGAAAAAAGCAACCAAGTATTTTTGATTATGCGAGAAAGAGAAAGGAGGAAGGTAGACCATTAAAGATTAATTTAAGTAGAGCGGTGGCCGCACAAAATAAAAAAGAAGCAGAAAAAAGAGCAGCACTCAAGAAGGAAGAACTTGATATCTTTGATGTAGTCCTTGAGTTCCTCCAAGCAGAAGGATATGCAGAAACTCTGGAAGAAGCAGAGTGGTTGATGGCGAATGTGATTGATGAGCAAGCAATTGATATTATTCTTGGTGAAGAGCAACTTGATGAACTTTCT